ATGAGGTCGGTGAAGTGAGTCTCAAAGTAGACGCGGACTCCAAGTGACATCAAGGTGCGAGCGATGGTAGTAAGTTGGTGGAAACGCGTTGAGCGAATCTGCCAATTGAAGCGCATGCCGACCTGCTCATGAGGCTTGACCTTTGCACCAATACCGTCGGGGGCGGTCCCCAAGTCTTCAATGAACATGCAGTTCTTGGCGACTTCATCCCACAGGTCAACTGCGGAAAAGAGAACGGAATGGAGGCGTGGTTTGTCGCCGGGGTTTGCGGCCCAATCAACAAGCGTCTGTCCGATTTTCATGACCCGACGATGGGTTGCTGGGTAGTCCTTTGCTTCACGAGTCTCTCCGTCTTCGTCAAAAGTTTGGAACATGACATTTGGATTGAGGCAACGAATGTTGTTGGCGAACTCACGGTGATGAGTCACGCGTGTCGTCTGTCCACCACCGTCAAAGTCAAGCACGAAGATAACATCCCCGCGCTTTCTTTCTTCCTCGGTCATGCTATCCAAGACAATGCCCGTCTTGCCGACACCTTCCGGTCCGACAAGTCCGCACAGTATCATGCTATCGGGAACGGTTTTACCCGCGTTGACAATCTCATCCCACACGGATGCGGCGATGGGTTTGCTTTGCGGGGGTTTCTCTTCAACCGAAGCAACCGGAACGGTTTCGCCGGTGGTTGGGTCAAAGGTTTTCGTGGCTTCTGTTTTCAAATCGTTGAGGTTTGGCATCTTTTTCACTCTCCATATTGCGTTGTTGATGTGTCACCGCCTTCGCCAGCAGGGATGGCGAGGCGTGGGACTGCGTAAACACCGAAGGTCTTGATGGCTGGTTGTGGACCATCATCGGTTGCGCGCACACTCAATCGTCCAAAGACGATGACGGTGGACTTGACAGCGTATGGTTTCCAGCCTTCTTCGGTTGCGTAGTCAAATGGATGGCCGTCATCGCCGAGCAATCCGTGGATGTAGCAAGGCAGGTTTTGGCGCATTCCACCGTTGAAGGTGCGCATGAGGTCAAAGGATGAAACGCTCATGGAGTAGTCATGACCCGTCGGGTCCCACTCAGTTTCGCGTGCTTCCTTTCGCATGTCGCTGACCTTCGCTCGGACAAAGACGAGAGGACCGACGGGGTTGTAGCCGGGAATGACTTCTTGACGCGTCTCAAAAACTTCCGCAAGTGTTGAGAGGTCTTTGATGTAAGAACGCTCAAGTTCGGGGATGAGGCGTTCCGGAGCAATGGCTCCGCGCACATGTTCTTCCACGAAGTCGTTGCCGTAAGTGATTGCACCGGGGAAAGCAAACGAGTTGTAGGTGTCAGCCCATTCGGGTTTGACATTGGCCGACTGCGCTCGGACCTTCAAGGTGCATTCAGCGAAGAGTTGAGGAATGAACCACTCATCCGGGTTGTTGGATGTAACGGTGATTCGTAGAACTCGTTGTTCATCCAAGAAGTTATCCTTCTCGTTGCCGAGGAAGTAGTAGGTTCGTTGCCACCGGTAAGGCGTGATGGGTTCACCGAAGCGGGACCAATCGGGATTGTTCTGCAAAATGGCGATGGAGAGGTTGTTCTCTTCAAAGAGGAACCACGGTTTCGCGTCTGCTGATTCTTCGGTAGCAATCACACCGTCTTTCTTCTCAAGCATCCACACGCCGTCTTGGGTGAAGGCTCGTGCAACAAGCCCCTGTTGGATGGCGTCGTCAAGGTCGTTGATGGCGGCTGAAACAGCAGGAGCGCGCTTGCGTTCCACACCGTCTCGCATCTTCGGGTCAACGCCGACAAAGTATCCGACGAGTTCGGTTGCATTTGCTTGGGATGTTCCCGACATGACGCGTCGCTCAACCACGAAGGTTTCTGCGGCATCAATCATGAAGTCATCGTCTTCGGCATCGGGGTTGTCCACTCCGAGTTCCGTCTTGAGGTAGGTGTAGAAATCACCGGTCGCATCATCAAGCGACTTGTTGTGTTTCTCAGCCCACCACTTAAGGCGTTCCTCCACATCGGGGTGCAACCCGTTGTTCTGTTCGTTGTTTTTGGCTTCGTTTCCGTTTAGGTTTGGCATTTTTTATTCCTCCTTTTGGTTTGTGTCTTCGTGGTGCAGGGTCGCTACAAAGTAGTCCACGAAGGACTCCGATGATAGCGGCCATGCGTGCATTCGTAACACGAAATTACCCCACACAGCGAAGAAGGTATATAATTGTTCGGTTTCTAAACCGATGGTTTTCACATGTTCATGGATTTTGCGCATCACCATGTGAAGAGATGCGCCGTTGCGAACCATTTCAAGCATGGCTCGGTGTGTTGATTCCCAATCGCCAGCGGCGATGTCAAGAGTAAGAGAGTCAAGGTCTGTTTGACTATCGTCAAGTTTCGCACCACTCATGATGTGATTTCCAATAGCGCGAAGGTCACCACCGAAGTATGAATGGAGTGCGTCGGCACTATCGGTTGAAATTACACCATGCGTGGAAACCAAGAGTTGTAGATACGCGCGAACTTGTTCTACCGTGTAGGGTTTGAATTGGAACTGCACGCAACGGGACTTGAGTGCAGGGATGACGGCTGATGGGTCGTTGCAGGTGAGAATCCACCAGCAATTGCTCTTCTCCATCATGCGCTTGAGTGCTTCCTGTGCTGGCTTCGTCATTCCTTCACACTCATCCAACAGGATGAGGCGCGCTGTCCAAAGCGAACTGCTGAAAGCCATCTCTTTGATTTTAGTTCGCACCGCATCAATGCCTCGCTCGTCGCTGGCGTTCAGTTCAACAAGGTCAAGGTTCAACTGCTGGGCTATGAGATACGCGGCGGTTGTTTTTCCAAGTCCGGGCTGTCCGTAGAACAGCAAGCATTGGGGGCTATCACTTTCCCACTCGTCAAGGTAGAAGAGGGGGTTGGCTGGGTCGTTGGCTCCGATGTATTCGGAAAGGTTTCGGGGTTTGTGTTCGGGCATGATTTCGTCCTCAAAATTGCGGACAGATAGGGCGCGGCCCTTATAAGGGGTTCAAGAAAAAGCCCTTAATTTTATTGATATTCTAATTTTATTATTATAGAAATAGTAAAATTATTCTTATGAGAAAGAAACAATAATATCAATAAAACAAACGGTGACGCCTCAATCCACGGTTTCGTCTATCATCCGAATGATGTCCTCTATCTGTTTGTGTGTGGGCGCACGCCCCTTGTAGTCCATCAAGCGTATCATTTTGAGCATGTTGTCAATGTCCGCCACATGCTCTTTGACAGGGGTGAGTAAGCGGATGAGTTGTCGGATGAGGTCGGGGTCTTTGAGGATGCGTGCATTGATACCTTTCGTGGATAGCCACATGTTGAGGGCGGGTTCGTCCTTTCGTGAAACCAAGACGCGGCGTGCTACACGGTATCCAATTCGTGTGTTTGGTGCAAAGTGAACGCTCAATTGAAAGCGGCAATCTCGTGCGAGCCATCCGAGGAAGAATGAGTCTTCGTCCATGCTCACCTCTCCATCAAATCTCCAATCTGCATAGCGTCGCTTTGTCCGAGGGTCGTATCAATTCGTGTCAAGTAAGGTGCGCGTAGCGTTTTCGTTTCTTCTTCGTATCCGAGCGTGTGGAAAATACCCACCAGCCCTTCGTCTATGTCCATCATCCCCTGCGCATCGTAGAGTCGTGCGAGTCGGTCGGGAATGTCGTCTGCTTTGACAAACGCATACCCGACAGGGAATGGGTCAAAGCCATCAAGCGCGGCTATTTTGATTCGTATGCCTTCCCCATCACGGAAGCCACCAAGTATCAGCAACGGTATGTCAAATGTTCTACGCGGCACGATGAATCCTCCAACTGCTCCACTATGGAAATAGGCGCGCTCACCATCTATGAGACGCAACACCTCACCTTCATCCAGCGATTGAACGATAGCACGAAAGTGCGCTCGGTCTTTCACCACCTGCGGTTTGAGTGCGCGCACATTGCGCTTCTCTCTCCATAGATTCGGCTCGTCTTGACGGTGCAACCACTCAATGATGTTGCCGTCTTCGTCAATTTCACACACACAGTCGTCGTGATACGGAAGCGTGGGGTTTACACGCACGCGTTGCGCGGAAGAATCAAAACAAAAAACGGAGCCTCCGCGTCTGTGCGCGTAGTATCGTTTTCCTTTTACAACATCGTAGTGCGTTTCTTTGAATGGGAGTGACCAGCGATTCCAACGAGAATAATGCGGTGCTTTGAATGGATAGGAAGGCTCAATCGTGAATTGTTCGGGGAGCGTTTCGTTAAGCGCACGCTCAATCACATCGCTCGCCGCCATGATGGAGCGCATGCGTTGTAAATGATTCGTGTCGTATTTTGTGATGGACGCAACGGCTTGCATGATTCGTCTAAAGCCAAGAGCGTTTCGTCCGAAGGCGTATCCCCAAAACAACATCGCACTCAATTGAGACATGGAGTTGAATAGAATGTCAGCGTTGATTTCACCGCGCAAAATCATTTCTTTAAACTCAATGACTTGACGAAGTGTGATGGATTCGTCTACCTCTTGTGGCGATTCGCTGGCGAGTAGCCGAGGCATTTCGTGTTCGTCCATGAGCGATTCGTATTCTTCGGGGAACAACCCATACGACTTCGCTAACATTTTGATGACATGATGAGGTTTGATGGATGAGCGCGGTGTCGTGCAACAAATCGTGATGATTTCGTGTGCGCTATCTGCGTGTTGCTTGAAGAGGACTGTGAGGTGGCTGGCGTTCTTGGGTTCAGTCTGCGCGGTGGCGACCACGCTCGCTAAATCCTCAAATCTCATTCTTCCTCATCTCGGTGTTTGTAAAAAATGAGTCCGCGCAAATGTGGCGGGACAACAACCCCTTCATGTCTTGTAGGCATGATGATGAGAAAACCCGCACCGAGGTTCGCCATTAGCGTGTCGTTGTCAGCCATCTCAATGATTTCTTCTCGTTCAAGAACGCGCATTCCATCCCATGTGAAAAAAAGTTCATCACCCGCTACGAGGTTGTAGTCCATCGGACTCAAGGCGACCTCGTGAGTGTCTCCTTCGGGCGTTTCGTGTGTAACCATCACGCGCCAAGAGAAGTCATCGTCAAGTTGATTCCAAACAGCGTTCTCCAAATCAAAGTTAACGATGCGTTCTTCACAGTCTTTGTGAGTGCAAGCCCACTCTTGTGCGCTTTCCTGTGCGGCGGCTTGAGGGTCGTGAATGACTTTGGCTCCGTCTGTAATCAATTTGTAGCCGATTTGCGCACACACTTTACGGATTCG